TAAAGTAGTATTTTGTCTGCCATCATAAGTTAAAGAGCAATCACTATAAATATAATTAATGTTATCATAACTAAAATTAGGCTCTAAAACTTCAATAAATCTTTTTGTTGTGCCATTAATTGTTCTATTTACAACAAAATAAATCTCATCATATTCTTTGCCTGATGGTATAATTGCAATATCTTCAATTAATCCATTAGTTTTAAATCTAGTCCAACAATTTACATCTTGGTTATTTTCATAAACAAATTTTGCAATTTGTCCATCTTCTCTTAAAGCCCAAATTGTGCTTATTGGATTTTGTTGATAATCAAATCTTTTTATTCCGCTCCCTGTAATATGATCGCTTCTAATAGTTACATCTTCTGTTGTAAATTTACTTTGATTTGCTGTGTAATTTATGCTTCTTATTTTTTGCTTCCCTCTTTGTAAATAAAATGGAGAATTATCAGCATATACAGGATCAACCCATTCACTACCAAAAGCAATTTGTCTTTTTAAACCAATATCAGTATTAGATAAACCAGCAGAATTGTTTGATGGTTTGGCAATCCATACAGAATCAGAGCAACCAATAAGCAAAACCTCATCACTAAACAACCACAAAATAGAATCGTTAGTAGAGCTTGCAATGGTTCGATTAAAGCCATCGTCAGCAGTTAAAGAGGTATAATCTTCATCAAAATTTTCATATTCGCCACTTTTGCTAAACCAAATTTTTTGAGGTTCGTTAATTGAGCCAGCCATTACGATTCTTTGTTCGTGAAATGTAATTGCCCTTGGAAAACTACGATGCAATCCAAATTCACCTTCTCGCCAAGTATATAAATTTTTAGCGGCAAAAGAGGTGGCAATTACACTTTGCGATATATAATTAACAGAGGTTGAAGAGGTAAAAGCGGTTATTTTAAGATAAGCATAACTAGTGCCGTCTCTCATTAACCATAAACTACCAATATGATTTGCGGTAAAAGGTGTATGCCCACTTGCTGTTAAAGTTCCAGTCGTCCCTACTGGTCCGTGGTTATTAATGGCACATAATCTAGTTTGAAAAGTATTTTCTTTTTGAAATGGTCCAAGTTGTAAATCTACACTAGCAAAAGTCCAACTATTATTAGCAAGTCTAATTAGTTTAAAAAAACCTTTTAATGGATGTAAAATATAAACAATGTCATCTTTTTGTATGTAGCGAATGTAATCTAAATCGCTTTCGGTAAAAGAGTTTGCAATTTCATAAGGAGAGCCACCGCTTAAAACCAACCCTTTTTGATAATAAAAACGAAAATAACCAGCTCCTAATTCTATAATTAAAACTTGATCGACATTAAATTTAAATCTTATTATTCTTGTTTTTTTAGTGCTATCTTTAACTTCGCCTAAATATTGAGTGCCCTTTCTATTAAACATCCAGCCTTGAGGGTGTATATCAAAATTTTCTACAACAGAACCTCCGTTAAAAAATGGTTCAAAATCAATTAATCCGTCAATGTTTGGCGATAATTCACCAGCATTAAATCTTGTTTGTATTTCGTTGGTAGTTGCCATTATGAACCTGTTGTTCTTGTTGTAGCCCAATTATTGCCAGTAATAGCTTTTTCGCCTGATAATGTTTTATATTGAGTTATAGCATAAGATAATTTTTGCTGATATTCTGCCAATATTTCTTTTTCTCTAGAGCTAGAATTTGTTAAATTATAGCATATTTTATAAGCTAACAAGGCAACAAAAGCATTTTGAAATGGTATAGTGTATTGATTTGGATCTGTTACTTTGCCAATATAAGTAATTTTAATATTATCTGTATTAGTAAGAATATATTTGCCTTCAATTGTATAATCAGGCTCATTTTCTATTGAAATAAGCCTAACATATTCAGGATTAGTTGGTAATTGAAATTTGTAAGACCATTCATAAAGCGGAGTTTCGACAGACTTGTTTAGAGACTGCCGAAAAACCGCAAAAGACCAATCTGCCTCTGCCAAAATCTCCGACAATGTAAAATCATACACTAATTTTAAATCAGTAGCCTGTTGACTATCATCGCTATCAATATCTATGACACGATTTTTGCCAATTTTAATTAGTGCTAAATTACAAATATCGGTTTTTGATGGCATACTACAAAACTGTAAATTCAATTAAAATTCTAATATCACCAGTTGCAGAACCAGCAGTATTAAAAGTTAATGCAGTTTGTAAAAGTTTTTTAGGATCAACAGTAAGTCCTGCTAATTCCCAAATTTGCTTATGTTTGTTTTCAATTGCTGGTTTAGTAAAACCATTAGCACCAAAACCACTTGAAGCAGAAGCTAAAGTTGCACCATCAAGCAAACAATCTTTAGAAATAACCGTTGCACCAGCTGAAACTGTGTCATAAAAACCTAAATCGACATCAGTAGCACCAGTCAAAGCATCATTTTCATAAGTAATGCGATGGATAACAGCATTGCTTGGAAGAGGATCTCCCAAATAAAATACTGAACCATCACCATCACCAGTTGCTTTTACTATTGTATCAACAATAAATCTTGCTCTAGCTCCGTTGAGCTGAAAGTTGTTTTTATCGAGAGTTCCTGTTTTATTAGCCATAAAATATTTTATAATTTAAATTGTTATTAAGAAGTTGGAGCATCAGTTGTCAAGCAATCAATACCGACTACAAGTTTTTCCTCCATACGAGTTGCACCATAAGAAGCTTTTGCAGAAATTTGAATGTTTTGTTTAGTAACATTCTTTTCTGCAATAGTGTTAATGTCTTTATATTTACCTAACATTCCAGCTCTTTTAACATAAAGCAAAGCTCTTTTTGTATTGGCAGCCGCACCATTTGGCAAATAACTTTCATTAAATCTTAAAAATTTAACACCATAAAACTCTGCCATAGCATTATATTTTATATCAGCATTTGTAGAAAGTTTATAGTCTTTATTGATAAATTCAGTTTGTCCTAAAAGATAACGATAAGAACGAGTTGATAAAATACAATAAACAGGCTCAGAAGTTAAATCAACATCATTAGCTTCAAGAATTGCAATAGCATCTTTAAGTTTTTTAGTTGTTAAATCTTTTGAACCATTAACAATTAATTGATTAGTAGTATCAAAAGGAACATCGGTTCTAGTGCCATTTTTATCAACAGAACTTGCATTACCAGACAAGCCAGCAATAATAGTTTTATCTTTTAAACGATTGGCAGCATAAACAAAATTTTGCAACATTTGAGATTGTGGATTTACCATTTGTCTTTGTAAATCTTGCTCATCAAGATAATCCATACCTTCATAATCAACAGCAGAAAGTGCTCTTCTTGAAAATTCAGTAGGTGTATATTGAACATCTGAGTGTCTTCCTTGGCGAGCAAGTAATTCAACAGAGGTAATTTGGTCAAAATATTCAAAATTTGTAGTCATTTGAACATTATTGACAGTTTCTTCTAAAATAGATTTTGTTTTTTGAACAAGCGGATATAAGTTTGTATTAAACGCTATTGTTGCCGCTACTAGTTCAGCACTTTGAGACATATAGTTATAAATTTAAAATTTAAAATTAAAAATAAAAAAAATCAGGGTTTCATCCCTTCTAATTGCTACCCTTAATTTCAAAGACTAATTAAAGCTACCTTCTACTTTTATTTGGACAATAATAATAATAATAATATAATATTTTTATTTGTCAAATATTTTTTTACATTTTTTATAATATTTTTTATGCTGCCATTTTTTCTTTTGCAATTTCAGTATATAAAGACATAACTTCATTTACTGCTTTAACATCGCCTTTGTGGTAAAGATGGTTAGGATCAGACATAATTGAATTGATTTTGCTTTGTGCTGACATAATAGGTTGACCAGTTCCACCAATAGCACCTTCACTCATTCTAGTCCCTATTTTGTGAAATATTTTAGAAATAGTTGCTTGTATATCTTGCGGTAAAGATACAATTTTATTATAATCTTCAGGTGAAGTTAATTTTGTTAAAGTGTTATTTGCTAATTTTAAATTATTATCGTATTCATAACCCCATTCTTTTTTTAACTTTTCAAGGCTTGCTTTTTCGTTTTCATAAAAAGTTTTATTCTCATTATTTTTAATTTGTGCATCAGCTGTAAATAATTCTTTTATAAATTGTTTAGCAACTTCAGGTTTAATGCCTAGTTCGCGAGCTTTATTTTTAGCAACATCAAGAATTTCGTTTTCAATTTCGTAACCTTCAGGCAATTCATAAGAATACTCTTCTTGTTTATATTCTACTGGTTTATTTAATTCAGCTTCTAATTCGGCTCTTATTACATCTTGTGCTTTGCCAAAATGTTTATTTTTATGATAATAATCTTTGGCAATACCTTGCAAATCTTTTGGAAAGTTTTTTGAGTATCTATCAAAATCAGGGTCTTTTCTAATATCTTCTGGAAAAAAAGAATTAATATCAAAAGCTGGTGCGGTTTGATTGTCAACTGGTGTAATATTTGCACTAGTTGGAACTGGTGCAGTATTAATTGATTGTGTAGGTTGTGGTTGTGTAGTGTTTTGAGTTAAAATAGTATCAGTCATAATTAAATTGATTTTTTAATAATATTTATTGGTAAATTGCCTTGTATATATTTATAAGCTAATTTCAAGCCCACTTGTATATGCGAAGCTAAAATGTCATCGTTAGTATAATTTCTAGCGATAACATCTCCATACAACAATAAATTTCTAGTTATATCATCTAATACTTTCTTGCCTTCTTCGGTAGAAAATACATTATTATAAGCATTTTGTAAATCTTTTACATTAATTAAATGTTTATCGTTCATAAGCCAGCCTCTTTCATTGTTTTAAGTGTGTTAGCTTCATTATTAGCTAATAATGATTCTTGCTCTTGCGCCATTGCTTGATCTCTTTGATTTCTTATAGCTTCTACATCGTCATCATTTCTAATTAAAGAAGGATCAATTTGTAAAATATCGCTTTTAACCTCTATAATTTTATCAAAATTTAATTTATCTAAAATAGCAGGGTTTGTTTGTGCCATATTCATTGCAGACATTACAAAAGCATCAATTGAGTTGTTTTGATTGCTTCTTTGACTTTGACTAATTGGATTAATAAATTCTACTTTAAATTTAGGAAAAACTTTTTTACCTGTTATTTCATCAAGCTTGCCTTGTAATTTTTGAGGCAATTCTAATAAAAAAGCATCAGGCATTAAACTAAATAAACCATCTTCTGCATAAGATTTTTTAAAAATAATATCAAAACATCTGTTTAATATATTTTCTAAATATTCAGCAATAGAAGTAGCAATACTTCCCATAATTCTGTAACTTTCAGCTCTTAATTCTAAAATTTGTGTAGCTGTTGCTCTTGGATCATCTAATACTACAAGTTTATCTAAAAAAAATATTTTTCTTATGGATTCTTGTCTATTTAACATTAATTCTACTGTTGGCTGAAAACCTTTTGTGTCAATAATTGGTTCTACTGCTCTGCCTTGTCCTAATATACCTCTTACATAATTTGTTGAAAGCGGAGTCAAATCAAGTTGTTTTTCGAACTCTGCATTAACAATTAGCGGAGGTTTTAATGATTTTTCGCTAGCTTCTAAATAATCGCTTGTCATTCTGTTTAATGTCCTAGCATCAGCTAAAGCTAAAATTGCTCTACCTACTCCGTAAATTTCGCCACTTGATTTTGTGCCTCTACCAAAAGCAATAGGAAATGTATTAAAACCAGTTTTTGCAATAATTGTTTTATTCTGTAAATCTACCCAATAACCTATAAACGGCATATTTAAAAAATCTGTTTTTTCAGGATTTTTTTCTTTATTAGGCATTATGATTAATTTAATCTCAAAATTATCATAAGGGGATTTTTCATTAGCTTTAGTAATTGCCTCAGGAATGTTAACATCTTCAATACTTGAAAATTTATTTACAATTTGTCTTGCTTGCATTTGCATAGTTAAAATACAAGTGTCTACTTTACCTTCATCATTTTCATTGATTGCATAAGTTCTAATATGTAAAGCTTTAAAATTATATAAATTATTTTTACCTTCTTCAATCTTCATTGCGATATTGCCAAAACAACCGAAGGCTTGTAAATTTTCATAGTGTGCAATCTCAAAATTGGAAGCAGGATTATAAAGTTCGTTCCAAATCTTTTTAGTAACATCATCAAGCCACTCTTTGACATTATCATCTACTTTTAACTCGTCATCTTGAACAGAAACTTTAAACCAAGGAGAGCTTTTGTTAGTAAGTGTGCCATTTAATATATTAGCGAAATTATCAAGGGCAACAACCGTTGTACTATCAAATAACTGAAATATGTCTTTATTATCGCCAGCGGTTTTTTGCGTGGTAATATCAGTTTTAGTTGGTAAAAAATACTTTGCCGTGTCTTGCCATCCTGATTCGTAATTTTTTTTGATAGATAATAAACTATCATTTAATTGCTGTAATTCTTTTAACAATTCGTCAGACATTTTTTAAACCCCTAGTAATTTTTTTCTTTCCGTTATACCTTGTATTGATGCACCAGCAAAAGTAGTTCTTTTTCTTTCTTGGTTTATTTGCTCTTGCAAATCTGCCTCTAATAGTAATTTTTGCTTTTGCTCTTGTGCGATTTGTTCGTTTTTAATTGCTTCAATATCCATCAACCTCCTTTGAGTTTGCAAAACAGAATTTGCTTTGTTGGTTTCTTTACGACTCACAGAAGAATAGCCCGAAGAACCAGCTGCACCTCCTGCAATAGCACCAGCTACACCTCCTGCAGCACCACCTGAGAGGCCACCTGCAACAGCACCGCCAACGGCACCAACAGTTATTGCAGTTGCTCTCCCTAAAAATCTACTTCCTGTCACATCTTCTACAGCCTTTCCCGTTTTTCCAGCAAATCTTTTAATTTTTTTTCCCAAACCCATAAATAAACAAATTAAAAATTAATAACTCTATCATTAGCACGACTATATTGTCTTGATCCGATAGTTGTTAATGTATCCCTATAAGATAATGCTAAATATCTAAAAGCATCCGCTCCGTGACTTGACCAATCGTGTTTTGGTGTAATTTTAAAACAATTATTTTTAAAGTCAAAATCTTTTTTATAATTTTTTAAACATTTTATGCCTCTTCTAGTAGTTTCTTCGTTAAAATAACATTTTGGCAATATTATACGAACCGCATTTATGCCTTCGCCTAATCCAAGATTTGGCACAACATCAAACCGAATCCCTAGTTGTAGAGCAAACTCAATTCTAGATTGTCCGTTTGTTAAATTTCTAACTTGTATATCGTGCGGAGCAAAATGTTTCGCATAAATATATTTTTTATTTTTTATTTCTCTTATATAATAATCTAAACCTTTGTTATTATCTTCTATATAATCAATAATTCTTATTTCATTTTGTACACATTGAAAAAACCAAATTGCGGTAGAATCCGCAAGTCCCAAGTCCCAAGCTGTATAGACTGGCAATCTTGGCTCATAATCTATTTTGCCTATTTGTTTATTATCTTCAATTTGCTTCATAATATTTCCATAATAAGATCCTTCAACAGGGTTAGCAAAACTGCAATAATACTCTTGATTAAAAAAATCTACCGTCTCTCCTATAAGTAATTTCTCCTGTTTGATTTGTTCTAGTGTTTCAGGGCTCAAGGCTTTTGTATCATCTGCCGTTTTTATTTCACAATGCCAAGTTTCAGGTATTTTTTTCGCCATCTCAAAC